TCTTCTAATGTCTTTCCAGCATACTTCTCTGGTGGTGTGTAAGATGGCTCTGCTTGAATCTCTTCCTGCTGAACTGTCTCCTCTACCACTGGAGTTTCTGTTACCTGTTCTGCTACACCTTCAGGTGCTACATCTACTACTATACTCATACTATCGTCTCCGCCCCGTAGGGTTATGAAGTTATCTTAATGTGGAGTCGTTTCCGATTGTTCCACGGCTATTTGCGTTGCAGATTCTAAGCTAAGCAAATAACCTAGTACCTTTAACTGACCTTTGGCATCCCAAAGAGTCTTTTCATCGTCAATAGTCTCGATGTCTCGAGTATTACTTTCGATGTTTTCTAATTCAGCCATTAGGTCTAGCCAACCTTCTGACTCAAATAATTCTAATCTATCTTTTAAGAATTGCTCGTCTGTTTTCATTGAACAAATCTATTAATTTCTGTTTCTTGTGCAATCTTTCTAGCATTGGCCATATTAAGGGCTGTCTCAGAACGTAAATGATCTACTTCAGGGAAGTTTCTAGCTGTTTCAGAGTTTTTATTCTGAATATCAGCCTTGGTCTTCTCTAAATTAATAGCATCTTTTTGTAATTTAAGAACTTTTTCTTGAATGCTAATATCATTTGGCTGTAAATTAGCCGCTTCAGCTTGCCATTTAATTGCTTTAGCCTTTTCTTCTTCTGCTTCAGCCATAGTCTTCTGAATATCGGCCTGTGCTTTTTGCATTTGTAATTGCATACCCATCTGTTGCATCTGTTGTTGCTCAGGATTAGGTTGATTACCTTGCATAAGTTGCTGAACAATCTGATCACGGTTGTGAATAGAAGAGTTTTGCATCATTGACACCATAATTATATTGAAAGCAGGTGAATCTTTAGGGATTGCTTGCAACATTTGAACCATTTGCTGCATTTCTAACTCTTTAGCCATGATGCCCATAGTAGAGTAAGGCACAAACTTGTAGTCAGCTACAGGATAACGATCAACATCAAACTGAATCTTACGCCACATTGATTTATTAATCATTGGGATCAAGAAAGTATTCTGGAAATTCATTAATGTACGTTTCTGTCTTTTAATAGAAGCAGATTGTGTCATTGACATACCAGCAGAAGTAGCTCTTTCAGCTGAACCGGCATCAGAAGAGCCAGTACCCATCTGTATCATGTTTTGAAGTGAGGCAACCTGGTTATATGTGTTTTGATCTGTGGTGCCTAGCGTCAGAGGCATTAATGCTTGTCGTGGATCACCATTTGTTAGTACAGTTTTACCAGGTCTAACCTCAAACTTGACTCCACGAGGCAATCTAGTAGCATCAGCTGCCATCATAGGTGTAGTTGTTAGGGCAAGAGAGTCAATTCTTGCTCTCATTTCAGTGTCTAATGCTTTTTGAGGGTTGTAACCTTTTTCACAAACACCTCTACCCCAGAATTTATTAGGAACAATGTCGTGTTGATAGCTAATGAAAGGTCTATCCTTCATCATAAAGGCGTTTTCTTCAGCTCTAAGAATGTAAGTATCATTAACGATAGTAACTACCGCTTCAACTAACTCATCTTTTTTAGTATATTCAAAGTCATCTTGATCTTTACTCTTCTTTAAAAAGCGTTTAGGTACTAATCCCCAGTATTCAGTTATCTTAACCGAATCAGATTCATCAGCCAGCTTAGTTTCAGGGTCGAAACCAAAGCGTACAGTGTCATAATCACCATCAAGGGGAACATCACGATAGATACCAGACTTAATACCATCCACAATATGATATCTTGGCTTAATGACTTCATGCGCAACACCCAGCGCATCTTTAATAGAGTTTGCAGATGGGTCAATTAAGAACTCCTTTGGAGAAATAGCTTCAACCTTCACATCAATAGATGGAATTTCAACTAAAGATCTAGTAGAAGCCATAGTACCTTCAACAGGAACTTCTTGTGGCACTCTTTCGACTGTTTGTTCAACTACAATCTTACCAACACCAGTACCATAAATAGCGGCATTAAGAAAAACCTCGCAAATAGCGTCTTTAACACCAGTTTTTTCAAGGTCTTCTTGTAATAAGTTACGTACATATTCAGCATCAGACTTATCTTGATCTAAGAAATCGTCTTGTATGTCAAACCACTTACCTCTACCAAAGGTGGCTTCTTCTAATTCAGCTACTGATGCTTCAACGGCTTGTTGTAGTGCAGGAGAAATGATTCGAGACTTCTCTGAAGATCGCATACGATCAGATTGAAGCCAAATTCCACGCCAAAGTCGATAATACTCATCCCACTTAGCGACATAATTCATATCACGGTGAGTTCTCCAACCTTCTAACCTATATGTTAGCCAAGAAGCTAGAGCTTGGTACTGAGTTTCTTTGTTATCGAACATAAGTGCTTGATTTCTCTAGTAATTTAAGCGTAATATATCATAAACACAATACAAAAAGCAATTATTTTTATTTTTATTTAAAAATCAATGACTTACGCAGGTTTAATATCCAGCAACCTCATCTTCTGGCTCCCATTCTTCTTCTAATTCAATCGTGTGGGCGAAATCAGCTACAGATACTTGATCAATATATGCAAGAGCATCTAACATATCATCATGTGACAATCTATTTGGAAAATCAACCATTTGAGAGACAAAAGACTTCCAATCTACATCTTCATTAAATGATATTTGGCCGTGTTCCATTCTTCCTTGCAAAGCCCAAACAATTCTCTCGGATTTTTTCTTGCCGCCATGTCTCATTTCAATAATTGATACATATTGTCCTTGAGTACGCATCTCATCTTCCAAATAAGGCATGATAGCATTACGAAGTGATCCAGTTTCAATACCAACAGTCGAAGATTCAACTTTAACAGCAGATGTAAGTATCTTTTTAGCTGTTTCTTTAATATTCCAACGACCATGTAGTATGTCTTTAACCCACCACTTGTCTCTATCAATTTTAACAATAGCAATAGCTGTCTCATCTAATCGACTTCGCTTTAAATTACGTTCTTTTTCAATAGATTCAAATCCAGCAGGGTCAATAGCAATAACATAAGAGCCTTCTTCAGGTTCTGGAGCCTTCTTAAACCATTCTTCTTTAAAAACACCACCTGTAAAGGTCTCAAAAGATGCTTCAAACTCTTGTCTGAACGACATAGAAGACATTGATGTTCTTGCAGCTTCAATTTCGTCTTCAGGAATAAACGGATTGTCAGTAGAGTTGAATTGAAACGCTTCCCAGTCATCTAGCTCTAATGCATCAGTATAAATATCATAAAAGTGATTCTTACCAGCAGGAGTACCAATAAACATAGCACCACCTCGTACATCGGCAAGAGTAGGTCGAATAATCTGTTCCCACACGTTAGGTTTCATAGAAGCGTACTCATCTAGTACAACATAAGCCAAACCAACACCACGCAATGTATCAGGTCTATCAGATCCTTTCAAATAGATCTTCCGCCCGTTTATAAGAGTTAATACAGCAGTATTCTCATGAGCAGCAGAAATTAATTCATCACCCAGCTCTTTGAGCATCGCCCACATAATGTCTTTTGCTTGTTGGAACGTTGGTCCGATATAGAATACGTCCTTTGAATCAGATTGAAGAGCTTTAATTAACAATATCCAAGCAGCTAATCGTGACTTACCGAATCTACGTCCAGCAGCTACAGCTTTAAATCTGGCTGTTGAATTGAATATCTCTAATTGAGCAGGATGTAAATCAACGTTTAATTCAGGCATCCTTCTTCTCCGCAGATTTTAATAACTCTTCTTCTTTTATCTTTCTAAGTTTTTCAAGTAATTTGTTTTGTCTAGCTTGTCTAGCCCAGTAATCTTCAGGTAGCTCTTTTAGCTGACTCATTTAACAACCTCACCAACTTCAATAATAACATCATCTTCAGACTTAGTTTTAGGATCAACTAATTTAGCAGGATCAGTTTCAACAATCTTTTCTTTAATAGAATTAGATGCACCAATATTAATAACAACATTAGAATCTGATTTAGCACGATTAGGATCAACTGCCTTATGAACAGGTAAGATACGATCAATACACATCTTTAAACAATGAACATCACCATCCATTGCCATATCAACTACCTTTTGAACAATATCAGGCCCACGCTCTGTCATCATCTCTCTAGCTAACAAAGTGTACTTATTCTTAACTCCAACAGTACGACCAGT